GAACAGGGCAGGGGCTATGACCCAGCAGTCATCAAAGCCATTGAAGCAGAACAGGTGAAGCTGGCTGAAATGTTCGCTGCTGGGGAAATTCCCAGCATGGAAGCATTCAAGCTACTGAACCAAACCCTGGTGCAAAGGATGGCACAGGCAACAGGGGCTGAACCACTTGACCTGCCAGACGTTGAGAATCTAGCAAAGTCCTGGGACACCATGAACGTGGTGGACCAACGTAGGGTGTTGAAAGTGGTTTTCAGCCAAATCAAATTGGACCCAGCCAATGGGACCAGGGACACCCTTAGCAGGTTGTTTCTACGTAGGGCTGTCTGAATCTTCAGTAGTCAGGTTCACACAAGTAAACCCCTAGGGATATTCCCTAGGGGTTTTTTGTTGTTTCTTTACACTTCAGGTCCACTAGTGTATTTTGCCTGGCTGATGACCACTGAAGAATGGCTTGCCAGGGAATCTGCTGTAGATCGGGCTGACGGGTTGCCCCCAACCCTGACTGACCAGACAGCCCTGAGACTGCTGGCAGTGGGGATGACTGAAGCCAGGAAGCCACCAGCAGCCCCCACGTTGCCCCTGGTGCCCCTGGAAGGGTCCTAGGGGTACTAATGGTGCGGGCATTCCGTACAGGGGCACACAGGGCTTGCCACCCTGGTCAGCCCACTTGCCACTTGTGAAGTGAAAGGGTTCAAACCATGGCCTACTCAGATGTAGCCCTGTTGAGTCAAGATTATGACTTCATGCAAAGGGTCAATGCCTGTGTTGCTGCTGAAACCCAGGACAATCCAACAGCATGGACACAAAGCCATATCTGGGTGGTTTCGTCAGCACCTGGGTTTGGGGATGCCTATGCAAGTGCACTGGCTTCCAGTGTGGAACGTCCAGGGAATGACCCAGCAGTGATTTCAGATGGGCAAATCCTGTCTGCTGTCCAGTCAATCATGACCCAGGAAAGTGCTGTGGACGCTACGCAACCACAAGCCAGCACTGATGCTGGTGGTAACGGGGTCATTGCTGATGGGGGCAGAATGGCCTAGACGTTGCCAATCATGTTGAATTTGGTTCCATCTAGGGAAACCCAGGCATTCTGAGACAGGGATTCTGTAGCTGTTGGGTAAACAGACATTGCACCAGCACTACCTATCTGCATACGCTTACCAGGTGCCACACCAGCACTGCCACCAGTCAGCATCAATATCAACACTGAAATACTGACTGCTGGTCTAGCTTCCACAGGCAATGTGCCCATAGTTGTGACAGCAGTTAAGTCAGCAGCTTGTGTCTGCCTGGCCAGCCCCCTAAGCCACACCCAGGAACCTTGCACACAATAGGCAGGGGTTGCATATCCACTACCGTATGGGGCAAAGGGGCTGGCAAGGGGGATGGGTGTCCAGACTGGTGTTAGCAAGCCATTCATGATTGCTTGCAGACTTGCCAGTTTGGACAGGTTCCCTGCCCCTTCAGTGGTCAGTCTGTTGATTTCGTCTGTGACAGGGAAGCCCCATGTAGGGGTTGCAACCACTGTCCTGGTAACTGGTTTAGCTACTGCCATTAGTTGCTTGCCTGTTTCGTGAACCACAGATTGTCAAGTGCGATGTAACCACTGGCATTGATAATGGTGTCTGCTGCTGTTGCGTAAATGTTCATGACACCAGTATTAGCTGCAATGCCCATACGTTTGGCTGTATGTGCGTCTGTCGTTGAAGTAATCATGGCTGGAAGAATGATGTTGGTCAGGGGTACTGCTTCAGATGGCAACGTAGCAAAAACAGTGGCAGCAGTCAGATTGGCACCTGTGTTGTTGCGTATCAATCCACGTAGATAGACAATCTGCCCAACCAGTAGGTAACCCGCTGACCAGTAACCACCAGCCCAGTTTTCAAACCCAGCACTTAGGGGCAATGACTTCCACGTAGTTGGGGTCATCATCGCTGTCAGTTGAGACTGCAACGTAGCAATGTTGGTTTTCAGCCCTGCTGATTCCGTAGTCAGTCTGTTGATTTCATCTGTTACGGGATTGCCCCAGACAGTGGAAACAGTGGTTTTGGTGATTGGTCTAGTGATTGCCATAGCTACCCCAGGAAGAATCCAACCCCTTCCAGCGTGAACCACTGCTGATTGGGTATGGGACGTTGAGTAGTCACCAGCACATTGAAGTTACCGTTTGACTGCATGGTGTTCCTGATGCTGGTTGTGTTGTTGCTGGGACTCATTATGGATTGGACAGCACACAACCCGTTCAGTGGTGGCACCACTTCAGATGGAACTGTGCTGTATACCGTGTTAGCTGAAATGGCAGCACCACTGATGTTCTTCACCATGCCCCTAAGGAAAGCCCAGTTTCCCCATTTCGCATAGTTGGGTGTCTGCTGCCCGCTACCGAACCAATCCCAGCTACTTGCCAGGGGCAGGGCTTTCCATTGGGGTTGAAGCAGTTGGTTCAGGCTGGTTTCAATGCTTGCCAGGTTGGTTTTGTTGGCTGCTGATTCAGTGGTCAGCCTGTTCAATTCGTCAGCTACTGGCCAGCCCCATGCAGTGGTGCTGACGATTCCTGTAGGTCTAGTGATTGCCATTACACATCCCAAATTGCAGCATTGTCAGGGGTGCCGGCTGGGTCTATCAGACTCACTGATTGCACTTCAATCGTTCCCGTACCCCCAGCCTGACCTGTTGGAACGTACATGTACACAAACATTGAAAGCTGGTCAGTAGATGAGAAAGCAGCAGTGGTGTATGTGTAATCAGCAAAGCTGGTGGTAGGGGTAATCCTGTTGGTTTTGGAACCACGATAGGTGGACCCATTCCAATAGGCAAAGGCTAACGTACATTGCACATCAGATGGAAGGGTGCCTACGATTCTGAGTCTGGCTTTGATTGTGTAGGTATGGCTGCTGACGATGCCCTGAATGTGGTTGGCCAGTTGGATTCCGAACGTACCCCCATTGGCCAGGTTCGCTGTCAGCCTTTGGATACCTGCTGTGACTAATGCTGTTCCTGTCTTGTCACCATAATAGTTCCACCCATCTGCATACCCATTCCCGTTTGTATCCACATCTAACGTATCGCTGAACATTGTGTGCCCCTGGCCAGCATCCCACCAACCCAGGTCCCAACCCACTTCACTGAAGTCAAACCTGGTGAACACGTAGGGCTGGTCTAGGGTCAGTCTGGTACGCCAGTTCTTAGTGCCAACATTGTGAACGATTGACTGAATATGTGTCACTACCGAAAAGCCCCAGCCTTCAGTTGGGTGCACATACCAAACCCTAACCAGGTTGTTTAACCAGGCTGTTGAAAGCCATGACCAGCAGTCATTGGGGACTGGTGAAAACGTGACAGCATCAACCCGTAACTTTGAATCTTTATACAGCGACAGTATGTCATCTGCCCGCCAGTCAGAATAGTAGTCATAGTCATCCCAATTGACGAAATCATGCCTTTGGTATGTGTAGGGACCATTCAGCCCCTGTGACTCACTATCTTCATACGTTTGGGCTGTACCCCCAACGTTGGCAATGCTGACGATGTTGATAACCCTGTCTCTACCCCAGTCTGTTTCTAGTTCACTCACACAGATGATTGGTGAACCTGCCATGTTGGGGACCCCATCAATCTGGGGCAGTGGTGGTTTCAGTTGCCCTGTGGCCATGAAGTCTGCGGTTACCGTGTTATCAGTCTGGGGGTAGTAGTACCTGGACATAAAGGTATGAACCCCTGCCCTGTCCACGAAATAGCGTGCCCCTTCACTTTCAGCAGTCACACAGATTGAGTCCCTGACACTGCTACCGTTTGCGTACACTGCCTGTTGTGTAAACGGGTTGGGGTCCTGGTCACTAACGTAGTTTCTAAGCCCCTGTGACCAGAGTAGGTCCCTGGCACGCAACCAGCTATTTGTGCTGCTGCTGCTGGAATCAGCCAGGGTGGGGGTATCCACGTTGGCCACGATGTTGGAAGGGTCCACTACCGTCAGGGTGCTGGTAGCTGTCCCATCCATATCAAACCCATCCTGAATGGCATCAATTAACCCGTAGAACAGTGGCTGTTCTGTGGATGACCCAGGGATAGTGATTGTGCCCCTACACCACCTGCCTGGCCTAAGGTTCCATGGATGGGGATTAGCGTAGGAATATTCCCCTTTCGTATTATTCAGGACAATGCTGAATACAGCTACTTCATATCTGCTGGTATACCGTTCCCTTCCATAACGGGTTTGGCATTCCTTTACATCGCATGTTACTTCATGCCAGGCAACAGCCGGCGGGTTCTTAGGACTCACTAGAACTGCCATGTTTTGGAACTGAACACCCCAGCCAGTAGCAAGGGTGGGGTTTCCCCCTATGGTGTTATCCCCACTGAATAGCCTGACTTCAATGGCAGTAGTGCCAGCAGCAACAGTCCCCACAGGACAGGCAACCAGTTCAAAGGCTTCCTGTGAACTACGTTCTTTCCAGAATTCAGTTGAATTACCAGGGACTTCATACCCCCTGATACCCCGTAACGCTGGTTCCTTATTGACCATCGTTCGGGCTTGCACACTGAATACGTAGTAGTTGGCAGCATCGTTTATGGTGAACTGCCTATAGATACCGTACCTGGTATTTAGGGTGACAATGGACCTGGCATTACTCAGGTTGAATCGTCTACCTTTGACCCCCATGTTCACATGGGCAAAGTCAGGCAAATCCCCTTCAGTGTATCTAGTCCAGTTAGCAGGGACCCCGTTCCCATTAGGGCTACCGAAAGGGTATGTAGTCTTTCTGCCTGTGTTCAGGGCATCTGAATTGGTGGCAATGTAAATCCTGACCTTTGCCCCCTGGTCAAGCCAGGACTCCACACTAGGCCACCTTCCCTGTCAGACGTTCATACTCTCTCAGGGCATCGTAGACCTTCCTGCCTACTTCAGCAGTGGGGGTCAGGGCATATACCTGAATGGTCACATTGCCAAACCCAGCACCACCTAGGGGCACCACAGCTTCAGGACCAGCTTCCCCCAGCAATGCCACAGTTGGGGACCTAACGATTCCACCCTTTGCCATTTCGGGAATGCTGAAAGACTTGCCACCAACCAGGGGCACCCAGCTAGGAATCTCAAAGCCGAAACCACCAACAGTGGTGTTCCACAACCATTTGATTGCTTCCATAGCTTGCTTAAATGGCCAGGTGATAATGTCATATACCTGGTCAAATATCCACCTGAGACTGTCTAGGAACCACTTCCAGCCAGCAATGAAGTTATCCCGTATCCACTTCACGGTATCCCAGGCAATCTTGAATGGGTATGTGATTACGTCAGCCACCTGTTGGAAAACGTAAGACAGCCCATCCTTAAACCCCTTCCAGACTGCTGTGAATTGGTCAGCAATCCATTTCACTGCTGTCCAGGCTTGCTTGAATGGCCAGGTAATGATGTTCTCCACCTGACCCATCAACCATTTGATTTGGTCCCATGCCCACTTCACAGCAGCCACGATGCTGTTCCAGTGAGTCTTTATCAGGTACACAGCAGTACCGAAAGGACCAGTGATTATCGCCAGCAACAGTGGCCAATGTTGCTTGACCCAATTGAAAACACCAATGACAATATCCTTCAGCCAGTTAAACGCTGCCACTACCCCATCAATGGCAGCGTCCACAGCTTTCCTGAACCAGCCAACTTTCATGTACAGCAGAACGATTGCCCCTATGACTGCTGTAATGGCAATGACCACCAGCCCAATGGGGTTGGCAGCCATGGCAGCGTTGAAAGCCCATTGTGCTGCTGTAGCTATGGCCATGGCTGCTTTGCTGGCCATCATGGCCATTTCGTATGCCTTATACGCTAGGACGATTCCAGCTATCACCCCTGCTATGGGCACGATGATATCTGCATACTTTGCAGTGAATTCCAACAGGGGGACGAATATGTCCAGCAGTTTTTGGATGACTGGCAGCAGGGCAGTGCCTATCGTTTCCTGTGTTTCTTCAAACTGAAGTGCCAGGATTTTCTGTTGGTTCGCTACTTCCCCTGAGTGTTCAGCAAATGCCCCAGCCTTATCACCAGACTTTTCCATGATTAGGGCTTGTGTTGCCATGGCTTTGCCGGCTGCTGTCACATTCCCGTCAGCATCCACCCAGCCTTCACTAACAGCCCTGGCTTTGACTTCATTGCTGTCCAGTTGGATGCCCAGGGCTTTCAGGGATTTGTAACTGCCACCCATGGCTTTCTGGACTGCTGAAAAAGCCTGTTCAGTATCAACCCCGTAGACACTTGCCAGGTCAGCCCCACGTTGTGCCAGGTCATCTGTCATTTTGACTGTCTGGTCTAGGGGCACCCCCATATCTTGCAGCAGTCCACCTGTGGTGGTTGCAAAAGCCTGGTAGGCATCGTCACTAATGCCCATGCTTTTGATTGCCTTAGTGCTGAAGGCTTCCACTTCATCAGCACTGTCCCCAAATACAGCCCTGACCCCGTTCATGGCTTGCTGGGCATCAGCAGCAGCAGCAACACTTTCCTTACCAAAGTTGACCACTGCCCCAACAGCCAACCCCGTAACCACAGCTTTCCCGATACCAGTAACTTTGTCCTTCATGGTGGTAGATGATTTCTCTACCGTTTCCATTCCCTTTGTTGCATCCTTAACGTCTGCAACAATCTTTAGGACAAACTCCCTGGCATCGGTACCAAAAGCCATGGTTATTCCTGGTGGTCCCAGCTATCAGTGGCTTTGTCTATGGCAGCGTTCCAAACCTTTTGGAAGTTATCTGCATTCTCCCTAGCAGCAGGGAAAAGCCAGTAACCACGTTGCCCCTGGTATGGGGGAAACTGCATTGTCTCAGGTCTAGCCTGGCCACCAAATTCTTCCCCATAAAACATGATGTTGCTGTTAACCAGCAAGACACCCATTTCAGTATTCCGAACCCCCAGGGCTGCTGCTGCTGTTTTGGCATCAGGTCTACTGGCTTTGTTTCTGGCTGCTGATATCCAATCCTTTGCCACCTGGCCAGCAGCATCAGTCAGACGTTTGGGCAATTCCCGTTCTATTTCGTCACAGGCAGATTGGAACTGTGAATACCCTTCCACTTCAGGTTTCCCAGCCATCAACGTCTAGCCTTTGCTTTCCTGTTCTGCCTAGCAACTTCCTTCATGACTGACACCATGGCTTCATATTCTCCCTGTGTCAGTTCCCTGTATTCAGCAGGGGTGATACGCCAGAATCGCCAGAACCATGCCCTACTTTCCATTTCCTGGGCACGTTCTGACTTACCTAAGGGTTTGCAGATTCTGCCAATTCTTCAGCTTCCAATTTCTGGCTGAATGCTTTGATTTCACCCATGGTGGTTTTCTGTCGGAAACCATCCCAGGACAGCCCTGGGTCATCCTTCCTGTTGGTAGCCCACATGATTGCCCCAGCCAGGGTAAGTGGGTCTACGTCAGGATGACTGATGTTCTTTCCCCCTAGGCAGGTATCCCGTATCTCATCCAATTCACCTAGGGTCAAATCATCAAAGGCAGACATTAGGCAGGGGGAGTAGGAACGGGGTCCCTGGCAACGTCCCCAATAACGTCCATTTCCAGGTTGATTTCTGTGGGTTCGTTGATGCCCGCATCAACAACAGCCCATGCAGTCAGTCTGGCTGTTCCCGACCAATGGGGATTGGTTTCAGTGGCAGGGGTAGTCCCATCGTCCACGTATGCGAATTCCCATTCAACCACTGTTCCTGGTCCACCCAGCTTCCATAGGGCAGCGTCCAACCCTTCAGCCCCCAGGGATTGCAGCAGGTCAATTGTGAGAACCCATGAATAGCCCAATGGGTCACAGAATGTGGCTGCTGCATCGTCAGATTCAGGAATCAGGTGAACACCCCTGGCAAAGCATTTCAGTTCCACAGGGGTAGGGGTAGTCCCAGCACCAGTAAGCGTGATAACAGGGTCCACCATTTTGACAGCCCTGGGTGTAGGCATAATTCAGTCTCCGATCTCACATGATAGATTCAGGGAACAGGCAAGGTAATTGACACCAGCCAAAACCATGGGGTATGGGCTGCTGGCATCCTTCAACAGAAAGTCCTGGCTGGCTTTCAGCACTGGTGACAGCGTTGAAATCAGCCCTTCCAAAATCCCATACTGACCACCAGGTTCAATACGCTGGGCAACTACAATGACTTGAATGTTTACCGTGAACAGGCAAAACGTTGCTGGGGTTATCCATGGGTCAGCCCAGGTAATGAATACGCTAGGTGGGGCTACGGAATCAGGAATGCTGTCAATGACAGAAACGTCAGATTCCAGGGCATTCCTAAGGATTGCGTACAGGTCAGTTCTGACGTTTTCCAGCTTCATGCAATACCCCAGCCGGCCGATTCCTGATAGTAGGGGATTAACAGGCTTTCATATCTTGCAACCAGGTCCCTGGCAATTCTCACAGGTCCTGTTTCACCCATACCAGCAATGCCAAACGTTGCGTCTGGTTGCTTCCACAGGTCCACTGCCAGACTCAGGGCAACCCTGCTAATAGTTGCTGGAATTGGTTCAGCCAGGTTTTCCGTTCTTCCACACCAGTCATCTATCAGGTCAGTAGCTGACTGGCAGCAAATGTCTAGGTTTGGGTCCACCAGGGTTGGCTTACCTAGTTGCTTTGCTAATTCGTCTGGCTGAACGTACATCTACTTTCCTTCATGGGTGTCCCCCTGGGTCATGGGCGGGATAACCCAGGGGGAACCCTTCAGGGATGAATCAGGCAGCAAAAATTCATCCTGTGTCAGCAGCGTCTGTGGTGCCCTGTGAGGCTTCAGGGGCTTCAGGGGCAGTGTCGGTAGCCCCAGGGGCTTCAGGGGCTTCCTGGGGGCTGCTGGGGCTGTCTGCTGGGCTGCTGGTGCCCTGGACACCAGCAGTGGCAGTCACACCCAAAACCAGGGTGTCTGATTCAGTGGACCCATTCCGAACTGTTATGTCCTGTGTTCCTACTGTGTCACCCAGGGCAGTAAACCTGACCTGTGTAGGGGAAACGTAGACAGTGGAAGGAAAGTAGACCCCATCAACATAGACCCTGGAATTGGGTCCAAAACCCGTACCAGTAATCGTCACAGGGGTAGGGGTATCCACAATCACTGAAATGGGATTCAGCGAACCCAAATCAGCAGCAGTCCACAGGCTAGGTGGGTAGCTGGTGTCATAGTAGGTATCTGCCATGACTATGCCCAGGTAATCTTCACAACACCTTCACGCTTTGCTGGGGGAGTATCGCTAGGACCAGCTTCAGTGGTAATCGGTGCGTAGAAACCCAGGAAGGTAGCAACAGCAACCTGTCTACCATAAACGCTGGGTTCAAAGGCTTGCATCAGGGGCAGTGGACGTTCGTAAACTTCCAGCCCGAAACTGTTGCCCACATACATTGTCTTGTCAGTAATGGCAGGGGGAACAGCAGCTTGCAATCCCAGGATGGAACCAAAGTAGGAACCAGCGTTGCCAGTGCCCAGGGCATTGACAGGACCAATACCAGGGAACAGTGGCCTACCAGCAGCATCAGTCATGCCAATCAGGGCACCCCAACCCTGGGGACCCATGGCAATCCATGAAGGTGGCCTACCTGTGTTCTCAATGACAGTGGCACTTGCAGCACCAATAGCAGCCACCACATCGTCAGCAGCAACAGCAACAGTTGAAGTGGATTTTGCCAGTTCAGTAACTACAGCAGCTTCACTGTACTGTTCCACCCTGTGGTTCATGTGAGACACAACCATGTCAAGTGAACCAGCAAGCAATTCCACCAAAACTTCACTGACGTTGATGTAACCACCAACCCGTGAACAGGTCACGGTTTCAGGAAGAATGTCCCATGCCTTTGAAGGCATCTCACTTTTTTCCTGTGCAACAATGCCAACCCCTGTGGACATATTGGGGTCAACGATTCTGGGTCTAGTGAAAGTCAGGGCAGGGGCAGGTCTAGAACCCAGGGCTGAAAACAGTGGCCTACCCTGGGGGCTGGGGTCCAAAACAGGACCCAATGAAGGAACCACAACCAACCCATTGAAACCACCAGCAACAGGAACGGTATTGGCTTTGTCGAGCCCCATGTGCTCAGCAGCACGCTTATTGAACTTGCTGAGTCTCAGGGGTGCGTCCCTGTCATCA